CCCCTGCGGGCCGGACGCATTCGGGATGCTCCCCGTTTGGTTGTCCACCACTTGTACGCGTCCTTCACCCCATTCATTTCCCAATCATGAATCTTCTGAGCCATACCCAAAAGAAAATCATCAGAGGGATTTGCAGAACCATTAACCAGATATTTCTGGAATGGTGATTTTCGTGTGTTTTTGCTAGACCATATTACACGGAACAAGGCCGGGCCTACGGCCATGCCCGTTTGGGGCAAGCTACACAGCTTATATTTAACCACCCACACGTGTAGCCTGGGGTTAAAGAACCCTGGTGCAGAGCCGTGATACTGGGCTGTACAAATAAGTGCCCCTCTATAGTACATTCAACCTATTACACGGCACTGAGATTTTGCGCGCCTTAGCGACCAGATTCTCAACTGGCCGGCACCTTAATATTGCACAAAACACCCCACATTGGCCAGGCGCCATTATCCATGTGGGGTGTTTGTATAAGTGAGGACGAATGAGCAAAGTCCACACAATACTGATTGTAGTCCTGAAAATAAATTTCAGGAACAAAATCAAAGAGCTGATCTTGAATAGATGCAAAGTCATTTTTGTTCCGAAGAACCCCCTCTATACGCAACTGGGAGGCCACGCTCACATGAAAAACTCTCTCCATCAGTAAGCGCGTGGGAACCTGTATTTCACCACATTTAATTGGGTGGGTGAAATTTAGGAGCTTTGCACGGGTTGCCTCATCTTTCATGTGAGACAAAACCCTACGGATTTGGCGATCCGTAATTTGAGGCGTCATACGCAAAGCCCACAAACACAATTCCCGAATTACGGGACAAAAAGGATACTGATATATATAAGAAAGTGCCTTAGCTCTCAAAAGGCACTTCTTCGTGATTTCACTACTACCCAAGTATTGTCGTGAAATCCAGGAAAAATTGCAGATCATCTTAACTGGATCTGCAATTGCCTGAAAACATTCAGTATCAAAAACCATGCCACAGAAAGATGCTTCTGAGAGGAAGTTATACATCTCTAATTTGATTGTCATTCCCAAATCAGAGAAGTCAGACGCAGTAGGCGCCCGAAGATCCACAGTAAATAGACCATCATCTCCCTCAACCACCCCAGAAACATTCTTATTTCCTACTGACTAGCACACGAAGAGCATCATCATTAGGTTAGTGAATCCATTCCCCAAAGATGTATTCATTTCACTGCTCATCCTGCCAGAGACATAATAAGAAATAAACTTATTCTGGACAT